AACCGTCAGGGTGTTGGTCGTGTCAGGGTTCAGGTAAAGCATCTGCTTGTAAATGTGCGATGCCCCCGAATTTCACAATTTGCGCCCAATCTGCCTGTATAGTTCGGCCCGCTTCTTGGCGGTTTCGACCACGTTGAACTGCTTCTTGATGTCCCTTGTGAGGTTGTCAGCCAAGCCCTTACGAAGGTCGGGGTCAAGGATCAACTGCTTGATGTACGTGTACCAGTACTTGGGTTTGTTGTAAGGAACAAGAAACCCGTTCTCTCCGTGCTTGATTACGTCCGTGTAAGGGATGGTTTCGCTTGCGATGATGGCCTTGTTCATCCACCCTGCCTCAACCACCTTCAACTCGGATTTGAGTTTGTTGAACTTGGTGTCCCTCAAAGGTGCAAGGGTAACGTTCACGAAGTTGTAACCTCCCACATACGAGTAGATGTCAGCAGCCTGAATGCGTCCGTAGTTTGGATTATTGCCTTGGTCGCTGATGATTTTCTCGTAGCCTTCATAAACAGGATTATTGTCGTTCCACCCTCCAAGATAGAGGCGGTACTTGCCATCCAAGTTTGCGTCCCAGCGTAACTTCTGCATCCCCTCACGGAGCAGTTCCATGTCCTCTCCATGCTGCGCACCACCGAACCAACCGAACTTCACGAGGTGCTTGTCGGGTTCTTCTTCAAGGTTGGGAATAAATTGCTGATACGCTTCGTATGGCTCGTTCTGCAAGATGCTCACATTCGCATTTAAAGGCCGTATGCGAGCGGCAAGATGCTCGGTGGTACAGGTAACCCAGTCAGCCAATTTGATGTGCTTACGGATGACCTCTGCGAGTTTGGTTTCGTGGTAGTGGCGGTACATGATGTGTCCGCTCTCAAGGACCCAATAATCGTCCAAGTCAAGGATGACTTTGGCCCCGAATTGGGTCAGGGCTTTGTAAACATTCTCCACCTGCTCCATCGTTCCCTGACACCACAAACGGCTGAACAGGAACAGGTCTATTGAACGAAGCCCCTCGTCGCTAATCGTGGTGATATTCTCGACGCACACATAGTCAAACTCCGGGTAGTTGTCGCCAAGGTAAGCGTTCGGCATTTCGAGGCGGTAGTAACTGCACCCGGTTGGATGTGCGTTGTAAACGATGCAAATCTTCATGGCCGTAAAAATAAGAAGGGCAGCCATTGCTGACTGCCCCTCTCAAACCTCAGATGATGAAAACCTGATGCGAAGATACTACGAACCCGTGATTTGTGTGGCCAACGGTGTAAAAGTTGTTGACACAATCAAAAGCATTGGGTCGGGTTCCATCCCTGTCAGCGTCATTTCGTAGCCACTTCTATCTCCGAATGCAGTACCACTGCCAGCAGTTCCAGCAGTTGCCTCAAGGCCGTTCGCAGCACCCAACACCCAATAGCGGTTGTTGTTGTCTTGGACGATGACCAGCAGGCGGTTGCGAGCAAGCAGACGGAGTTCGTTGCGGACTGCGACTTGCAGTTTGTTGATGGTAAAGGTAACCTCAGGGGTGTAGTAAATCGAGCCGTTCTCGATGCTTGCATTCAGCGTTTCCGTCATGGACGAAGTGGCCTTGGTCAAGTCGTACTCGTAGAAACCCGAAGAGAAACCTGTGAAGCCTGTAACAGTACCGGAGCCATTGGTGTTAACGGTTCCCGTAGCATTCCAGCCTTGAACATAAATTGTTTTGATTCCACCTACGGAATCACGGCAGCCGAGGGCGTAGCCAGTTGTTAAGGAGCAGGACATATGTGTATTTGGGGTTTAAGTTTCAAGGAACAAAAAGCAGGGGGAGGTTTCCCTCCCCCCTACACATTAGGTCAAGCGGAAGTCAACAACCAAGTCGGGGTAAGCGATTTGGACACCTGCTTTGAAGGCTGCTTGGAAGCGGACTTCGTCGTTGTCTTTGCTGAACCAAATCGAGAACTGCTCCTCGTCGCTCAACAAGTCGGTTCCGTAGAAGAAGTTGCCGAGGTAAGACGAAACGATGCGGTTTGTTCCAGTCAAGCCGGGGACTGCAATGACACGGACGTTTGTGCCGGGATACATGATGTCCCCGTCAGCAAGGCCAGCCAAGTCAACTTGGTTATACAGGACGTTAGCGGTTGATTTGAACGCACCAAGCAACGTACGGAAGTTGTCCCAACCGCAGAAGATTACGAGGTCAGTCTTGGTCAGAATGGCCTGTGGGATTTGGTTGTAGATGCCGTCGAAGATGGCGATGGCATTGCCTGTGGTGATACCAACGGACGCAGAAACCGCACCTGTGTTACCGCTGATGGTAGAACCCGAAGCAGCGTTCAACAACTGGTTGACACCTGAAAAGTAGGTGTTGCCCTTCCAAATTGCGTTCTCCAAAGCCTCTGCGATACGAAGTGCCTTCTGCTCGCTGAATGCCTGCTCGAAAGGAACACCATCGTAGGTAGAGCCAGCGGTCAACTGGGTCTGCATCCAGTATTGTTCCAAGGAACGAGGACACAAGGTTTCTTGAACCTTCATACGGCCAACGGTGATATTCCGCTGCGTGAAGGCAGTCGTTCCTGATGTAGTGTAACCGCAAGAATCACCGCTTTGAATCAAAGCATCGGTGTCCATGAGGTTGAGGGCAGCAGCGAACTTGATGCCCACCTGCTTGGTGAACAGGGCTGCTGAACGAGCGGAGAAAACCGCTTTGGTGATGAGAGGAAGCCTCTCTTGGTCGGTGTAGGAGGTTAATCCTGCAAAAGTAAATGCCATGGTTAGTGGGGGTTTAGGGGTTAGTTTTTAGATTTAAGGGTTTGAAGTGCTTGTGCGAGAGCGTTGAAGTTCTGCGATGCCTGAGCCTTACGCTGCTCAACGATTGCGGAACCGCTGGCCTTGGGGGCTTCTGCTGGGAGTTCGGAAACCTTCTCAACGATATCGGCCATGGTTTCGACCTGCGATGCGAATGCAGACATTTTCTCTTTCATCTTGCCCATCTCGGCATAGGCAGCCTTGAGTTCGTCCATGATGGCTCCGAGGTGCTTGGCAACGATGGCCTCCACAACTTCGGGGGTCATTGCAGGATAAGCTTCCTTGATTTCTTCGGTTACCTCAACGGCTACTTCGGGGGTGATTTCAGCAGCAACGGGCAAGGCTTCGATTTCGGGGGTTGCTACTTCGGCAGCGATAACCTCGACGATTTTGCCTCCTTCGGTCTTGATAGTACCAACGCCTTCGACAACGTGTTCGCCATCGGGGGCAGGTAACGTGCCATCTTCGGCAACAACGTAAACGGCAGTCCCGGCAACGAGGTCCCCGTCAACACGGACAACCGTTCCATCAACGAGTTTGTAGTCAGCGAAGGACTGCTTTTGAGTGCTGAATTTGCGGAGTTCAGTCCGCAGGGATTCGATTGCGTTTTTCAGGTTCATAGTTAGTGGGATTTGTATGTGGGGGTTAATTGTTGCAAAAAAGCGGTTAATTCGTCAGCGAGGCCAGCGAGTGCGACCTCCAGTTCGGATTCGGTCTTGTCCATCCCGAAGAGTCCCTCAACGGAGAAACCCCGGAACAGGTTGCGGTTGTCCCACACCTCGTCGTTCTCTACTTTGAAGGAACCGAACCAAGATCCGTCGGGTGTGTCCTCGTAGCCCTTGGGTGGCATGATGCCACGCTCGGCATCGGTTATAAATGACTCGAACATGAACACGCCATCGAGTTCGGCATTGTGGTAAGCGTTGACGTTGTGCTGGTTGCCTTGCTTGAAATACTTTTGGACTATCTTGCGGATGGTGGCTTTGTCAAAGACGACGTAGTATTCCCCGTAGGTTTCGTCCTTGCGAAAGATGGGGGTGTCTGCAAGCATGAGAGGCCCGGTCAGGACCCTGCGTTCGCCTGTTTCGGTAAACTTCTGCTTGGCCTTGCTGAATGCTTGGAATGGTCGTTCGATGGCGGGCATATCGGTCAGGGCCACGAATTGGACCCCTTCATCCACCTCGTCCACGGTCATCCTGTAAATGGGTAGTTCCATAGTGGTAAATGTCCTACGCCCCCAAAGTTGCAAATTCCTCCAACCTCCGAACCCTGCGAGTGCTTTGGGTGATGTCCCTCTCCACCACATAGGCTCGCATAGGCGATGAGCCTTGACCTTGGCCTGCCGAGAGTTCGCCCGTGCCGAGGTTGGTCGTTTGTGGGTTCGCAAAGATGGGCGGTGGGGCTGCGCTGGCTCCTGCACCCGTTACGTCTGCACCGGGAGATCCTGCACCTGCACCGCCTTGGAATTGTTGGGCCTTAATCTTGGCGACGTTTGCAAGACCAGCAGCAAGGGCAAGACCTGCCTCGACATAACGCTGCCCGGGGAATACCAACTTTGTTGAATCCGTAGAGAGCGCAGATGTTACGGCTAAATAGGTGTTCACGATGGCTTGGGCAATAGCAGCAGCCTTGGCGACATTGAAAGCCCGCTTTTGTGCTGCTTCGCTCTTTCCAGCCGATGCGATGATGATGTCGTTGATAACCCCAAAGGACTGACCGACATATTTCTCACGCAATCCAGCAAGGTCCTCTTCGCGCTGGGCTTGACCCATCTTGGACTTTGCGTCAGCCGTGTCCACCTGCATTCGCCTTTGTGCTTCGGCCTGCATGGCTTTGATTTGCAGTTGCTCCTGTTGGCTTAACCTATCCAACTCCATTTCGTAGAGTTGCAGGTTCAGGTCCTCTACGAACTTGATGATGGCGTTGTTTTCTTCCCTTAGTCGCTCCAAACGCTTTTGGGTGGCCTCTGCTTCCTTGCGTTGGCGTTCTTTGACCTGTGCCTCCCTCTTTTGGTCTGCTGCGATTTGGGCGTTCGTGTGGGCTTCGTATGCATCCCGGTAATTGGACAACGCTGCCTCTTCACGAAGGGCAGCCTGCTCCCTCGCCTTCGCTGCGATGGCTGGGTCGGGTAGGTTCAGGAACCTGCGGACCGCTGCGGTCAGTTCATCCCACTTGGCGATAAGTAGTCCTACGGCTGCAATGGCTGCACCGATACCCGTAGCAAGCAAAGCGATTCTAAACGCCTTCATTGCCCCGGTACTTGCCCCGACTGCGGTTGCGTAGAGTGCCTGTGCTGCTGCTTGGCCTTGGGTTATCAGGATGCTATCCTTGTTGAGCAGGTTGGCTACCTGCTGCACTCCAGTAGCGAGAGCCATGG